CTTTCCGTAGTACTGAATTGCATTTCTTCAAGATATGCATTCGTGTAGTAATACGAGGGCAACACAGCATTCCAAGCTCTAACATCAGCCCATTTCACTTCATATTCAAAATCTCTGTCTTCAGAAATATCTATAATAGTGGAATAGACCTGATTATAGGCTACGGCACCGGAGTTATTGGATTTGGGATTGTATATAATCCTCAAACGTCCACGATGATATTCAGAACAAACAACGTTAAAACGGAATTTAATCGATCCTTGCCACGCGCTAAAAGGTTGTGCAGCAAATGCAAGAGCTGTAGGATGAATTTCTTTAACTGGCGATGCAGATACGGTGCGCACCAATTGAGGAGTCACCAAAATAGAAGCCAATAAAGTATCTGTTACCGCAGACTCAGGCCAATCAAATTGCCGCCAATAAGTAGGTCGTTGAGCAATAGCCGCAATTGCCAATTCATCCTCACCGCCCAATCCCATAACTCTCGTATCAATAGTAAGCTCATTCTTTGAATCAGCAGATAACTTGACGAGAGGCTCAGGAGTATCAGTGTTAGACAAATTGCCCATATAACGAGGAACATACGGCCTAGTTTCTTCAAGAACCTGAGGACGCGAATAACCAAATATCTTAGCAACTTGACCAATGCGAGTAGCAACCATAGAGGTAGCTTTAGCATAAGGTGCTATCATAGGAATCATAGATAATGCATTTGCCGCATTGGCTATAGCCGACGCAGGCTTGCTGATTAATCCGTCCTTTACAAATTCGTCGCCAGACATGGTATTGTTAACCTTCCTTGTAGGTCCCTTCTTCTTCTGCTTGCTCGCAGCCTGTTGAACATAGCTTGGAAATCCGAATTCATCCAAAGGATAATCAGAAATACCAGACTGTGTCACACCTTGCTGCAGGCCATCTACTAGGGCAGTGGTTGGAACAGATAGAACAACATCTTCAGCCCAAACAAATACGCTGACTGTGATGGGATCATCTCCACCGTTAGCATGGTGCAATACATCAAAATCGTGAACGGTCACTCTACCCATATTGGCGTGCCAATTAGGAGAAGTTATATCTACGAAATTTTCAGGCCACAAAAATGGCAAAAGCATTTCTCCACCTTGTGATGTGGTGGGATCTAACATAAAATGGGGCTTCTGGGAAGCACCTACTATGTCTTGCTCATAGAAAGCCCTATTTAATGTTATATTATCATCTGTCAGATAAGGATTATAAGATACTAAAGCTCTTCCATAATAAAAGGAATTGCCATTTATTAGAATTTTCATACGAAGGTTGCATCTTAAATTACGGTATCGGTTGATCTTTTCTAAAATATCGACGTTAGTAAAAAACAAAGTCCACGGATTAAAAGTCGCAAACAATCTAGTACCTTCCGGAGCCCACTGAAATTCTTCGATTTTAATGGGACGGCCAAGGAACTTACCGAGCTCTGCGTCTGCGAAACCGGAAAGCTGAGTTGTGACATCTGGTGATGATGAAATGTCGTAAGACCATGGTGTGTCTCCATCGACAAAATGTACATTTTGCGTAGATACCTGTGCTGGTGCTGTAGAGACACTAAAAGCGCCAGGAGGAGAACTATTTGAGTCAGTTCCAAGACTATTTGAATTATTATTATTAATTGAAGTAGGTAACATTTAATATATACAACACATCAGGACAGTACCCGCTGTTCCCGTGTGTGACGATGTTTATGTGGCAGACGAAACCTCCAGTAAATACCGGTATCCTAAGGGTAGGATGTCAAATTGTACAAAGCTAACATATAATATATAAACATGTAAATTATAAAATGTGCAGTAATCCATATATACAATCCTATTTTAAACTTATACTACGAATAGGTCCGGAGTGGGACGAGTTTATTGTCTTCCCGAGACGTCGGTCTGGGAATTATCTATATCCCATTCGATGCCTACTATCGAAACAAAAGCCTCTTCATCCACAACTTCACCATCGTCATCAGGTTCTCGACCTAAATAACGAATTTGAAAGTGCTTGAGTCTATCCTCATAGGATTCAGCCAGCATTTTACACGAACCAGTTAAGTTGCATTTAAAAGCGACTTCTTTCATCTGTTTCCTGCGCAATTCGTAGACATCTCTTCCGTGTTGCCACCATTCACGGAGAGCACCGTCAATGTTTCCAGCAGATTGATCTTCCAAAGACACAACCTTGGATTCCAAGACGGCGTGGAGACTCTTGAAAATAGATTCCTCAGCTAGAGCTCCATGAATCATTCCAGTATCCGGATTAAATATATTCTCACGCTTCAAAAAATCAGCAGTAAGATCATTCATATACGGAGTTGGTTCAGATTCTTTATCTGGCATGGTGAAAACCATATCACGTTCCTTTAAAAAGTTAGCATAAGAAATGTGATTGTACCAGTCATACCCTTCTTTCACAGATCCCTTTACGTCATCACCGTAAGTCATAACAGCCACCACCTCACGGAAAGGCAGAGGCTTGCCTGATTGTTGGGGCCACAAATGAAAGTATGCACACCTTAGCAACAACGAATTGACGATGCAATTAATGTAGACTGTCAAATTGTGTCCCGAAGGATTAGATCCCTTATGAATTATGACATCTCCATTGTATGCTACGCACGAATACGCAATTTCAGTTGCAATACCACGCATAATAGTTAAATCATCAGCCGAATAATTGCCACACTTTTCTGC